ATACTTTACTATATTTTTTAAAGCTTCTCTAGTAATCATTCCAGTACCTTTAAAATCATCTTCTTGCCTATTAGCATAAATAAATCCTACACTATACATATTATCTGTATTAGTTCCATCTATATATGATTTCATACAGCTTAATGCATGTGCTACACAACTTCCAATATTTCCTTGATTTAAAATTGAATAATCATAATCTAAAATATATTTATCTGGTATCTCAGTTTCTGTTGAAGTACATGAAACCATGCTATAATCATAGTCCCTTAAGTCTACCGGCGAATCAATTGCTCCTAATATAAATTTATCTTCCATAAATAAATCCTCCTTAAATTAAAATAGACAGCCATAAGGCTGCCATGATTATTCTTCTTTATTTAATTGCTTAGTTGTCTGGTTAACTCCTACAGCAACTCCCCAACATAAAATGCCTTGAAGTACTGCATTGACAATAGCTTTGTACATTACCATGTATTCTGTATTAATTAAATTTAATAAAACTGAAAAGGTAATGCTGAATATCATAAGTGATATAGTAATATACTTATCCTTAACACCTTCTAATTTCTTTAAGAATATTCCTAAAGTATAAGTTGCTACAATTAATATTAATAAGTTTTCTGGGATAAATTGAACAAGATTTGTTAATTCCATTTTTTATTCCTTCTTTCTATTTTTCTAATGAGTCTATTCTGTGATGTGCCGATTTTACACTCTGCTTAACTTCTATTAAGTCTTTTGCGAGTTCATTAATCTGCCTATCTCTTGATTTATTATCTAATCTTATATCGTCTACACCTTTGCTGATATAATCTAGCTTTGCTTTTGTTTCTGCATCTTCTCTTGTCTCTGCTCTAATATCGTTGCTTTTATTTCTTTGAAATGATAAATAAGTTATAGTGACACCTAAAATTGTGCAAATTAATGCAACGCTTATTGTCTCCATCTGACACCTCTTTTCTTTAATATTTCCAAACGTTTGAAACTTTCATAAATAAAAAAAGACCTATAAAAAGTCTTAGAATTTACTTTAGAGTTATTAAATTTAAAGGTATTTAATAATTTGTTATTATTAATTCTTTATATTTCCCCCTTCCCTTAGTTTCTTTTGAAACCGAATAATTAACTTGTACCTCTTTTATGTTAAAGTCTTTATACCATCCTCTTATATTCTCATGATCGTTTATTGTTAATAAAAATTTCCCATTGATATTTGAAAGTTTATCTCTTAATATTAAATGTTCGTGTTCTCCAAATGTATTTCCATACCCAGTTGTTTCTAAATAGGGAGGATCACAAAAGAAAAAACTATATTCACGATCATATTTATCTATGATTTTTTCAAAAGATAAATTTTCAACATAAGTGTTTCTTAATCTCTCTTTTAAATCTCCAAGTACATTTTTATAAAAAATTTGTGGTGATGGTTTTGCGTTCGTACCATATCCATATACTCCACCACGCCCTGCAAAGCTTTGTGTTATTAAATATAGAAATCTTACAGCTCTATGAATTTCTGTTAGGTATTCAATTGTGCAATGTTTATACTCTTCAAAAATATCTCTACCAGAAAATTCATATTCTAATTGTCTTTCTATTTCCGGAGAATGATATTTTATCATTTTAAATAAGTTAATAAGTTCCTTATCTATATCATTTATAACTTCAACTTTGCTTTTTTCCTTCCCAAAATATACCCATCCTGCTCCAAAAAACAATTCAATATAACAAGTATGTTCTGGTATCATTTCAATTATTGTTTTTCTTAATTTACTTTTGCCTCCCATACGGCAAATAGGTGGTTTTAACATAATATCACGTCCTTACTCTATAATGCTTTAAAGTTAATTATTATAAATTAATTAAGTCTGCTAGGTAATTTTAGTTCATCATCCCCATTTTTAATATTTATTCTTTTACATATATTTAAAGTTATATTTCTTATTTGTTCTAATTCAGTTTCTGTAATTAATCCATCAACATCAATATTTGTATTAATTTCTATTTGAACATTACAATCCTCCCCCTCTTGATTAAGATAGACTTCAAATACTTTTTTATTAAACATACTATTTGTCTCCTCTCTTATTTTAAGCAAAAATAAAAACACCTACTGGTGCTTAAACTTTGCTCTTATTACTTTTTATTTGATTACATTCTACTCTGTTGTAACTGTTTCTTCTGTAGTAGTTTCTTTGTACTTTTCTTCTGCAAGCTGCATTAATTTTGTATATTCTTCTTTAGTAAGAACATTAAATGCAAAGAATACATTTAGCTTCTGCTCTACTTCTTCCTTTGTTGAATAATATTTGTTGTTAATTAAGTTTTCTAAAATTTTAGTCATTTTACATCTTCCTCTCTTATTTTAATAAATTATTATAAGTTACATCCACTACAGCAGCCTGTGTTTTCAATAATTCCTGCTTTGTAGTTTCTAATTCTTTATTCTTAGATTCTAATTCTCTCTTAAGTTGTTCTTTTTCTTCTGTAGTTGCTTGTCTATCTGCCAAAATGAAGCTATTAGTACTTAAGTCCACTCCTATGACTTCTTTATTATCTGCAACTAATGCAGTTAAACAAGCATATTCTTCTTGCACTCCATTTTGAGTAAATAGTAAGTCTCCAGTCTTTTTGTTATACACTGCTAAAATTTTATTCATATATCCTCCTTTTAACCTATCAATAGATAATTTACTAAAAGATTTTTTCTAGCATCTGTTACAGTGCCTGTCCCAAGTACAATTAGTACACTTCCATCATCATTAAAAGTGCAAGTAGCAAGACAGTAGTTACGCTCATTAAGCACATTACTTGAAACACCGTATCCGTTATAGGTACTGAAGAAAGCTTCTTCCGGAGTTGAACCATTAAACAAATACTTAACATTATCAGTATTAGAGTTATAGCATACTATTGTCATCTTACTCTTATTTTTAGAAGTATCTCCTTCTATGGTAGTAGCAAGAATTACCATACTCGGTATAAACCCGGCAGATGGTATAGTAACTTTTCTTGATGCTGTTACAAACGTGGATAACTTACCTTTAATTATATTTGCTCCGCCTAAGCTTTGTATTGTTGCATTACCAGTTCTAAGTGCTCCATCTTTCCAATAAGTATAACCATTTAATACTTTAGTATCATCTGCTGTCGCTCCACCAGTTTGACTTGCTAAACTATTAGCTATAATTTGTCCACCAGTATAATAACCTTCCTGTAAATTAACAACTCCTCCACAATTTAAATTAGATGTCGGTGCACCTCGATTAACCATAGCACCATCTACTCGTCCATTATCACCTTCTCCATAATAACCTGCTAATAAATACTTAGGGATTAAGTTTCCACCACCCCCTTTACCCTGTAATATAAAATCCGTACCATTGTAACAAAGATTATATGGTATATTAGCTTTCATATTTCTTACAATATTACCATTGCTATCTTTAATGTTCTTCGCTCCATAGGAATTTAAATTCAAACTACAATTACCTGTCGCATTTGTTCCTACAAATAGAGTTAATTTAGTGCCTTTTTTTAAAGATTGAATCCTTACATTAGCACCAATATATGCGTTAGTTCCTGTAGCTTCTACTATTGGATAAGAATCTTGTGTCACTTCATCCAAATATTCATCAACTGTTTTAGATCCATATTTAACTACACTAGCATCTGTATGTGGGTAATAAACATTCCCATTACTATCTTGTATTTCAATTTTCTTTGTTGCCATAAATTACACCTCCTTAAAAAATAACTTAACAGATGTACCAGATGCATAACTAGAGCCTACTTTAACGCTATCACCATCTGCTCCCTTAGCACCAGTATCTCCTTTATCCCCTTTAGGTCCCTGAACACCTTGTACACCTTGATTTCCAGTATCACCTTTTGCTCCTTGTGCACCAGTCGCACCTTTACTTGCTATAAGTTCCCATTTATTTGTATCTGTTACTGCAACATTTGTATTAGATACTTTACAAGCATAAGTATTTCCACCAGAAGTAACTAAATCTATATAACTCCCATCATTTACATAAGCTACAGTAGAACTCCAAGCTCCTTTAAGTCTCATAGATACACCTTTTGCCCCTGTTTCACCTTTTACTCCTTGAATACCTTGTGCTCCAGTTGCACCAGTATCACCTTTAGGTCCTTGAGCTCCAGTATCTCCTTTTGCCCCTTTTAAAGTACCTGCATCTAATTTCTGCTGAAATGTCTGTCCATCCGAGAATGTTACTGCATCTGCACTAGTTAATACATCCACCTCTTTTATTACTGCTCCTGTTTCTTCATTTAGAAGTTGAACTCTTACTTTACTTAATGCCATTTATATCACTTTCCTTTCTATACTTCTTTTAACCCCATTGTAGGACTTGCTTTTATAGGCCCATTGGAACTTGAATTTATAGTATCTGTGACTTTAAAATATATTGTATTTTTCTTTCTTTCTTCTACATTAGGTAATATTTCATCAATGTATAACTCTATCTTATTATTCAATTGCACAGTAATATCATTAACTTTTGTCTGTAATTCCAGTACATCTTTCCTTTTTGCATAAATTATTGTTGGATCTATTTTTAATGTTATAGCTGACGTATTTACTACAGCTAATGTCATTTTCATAGTTATTTCTTTTCCGCTTCCCTCATCTAATGTAGGCTTATATGATTCTGCACAATTACATATTCCTATCATGTCTCCATCAGAATCGAAAACTGCCATTTCTCTTATAGTAAATCCTCCATCGGTTGGAGCTATTACCGTATATATATTAATCCAATTAGGATTACCAGCATCAATTTCTACATCTACAACATTACCTCTCCATACTTCTTTTTTTACATCTGTCTGACTAGAATCAGGATTATAAAATGCACCATTTCCATCACCTAGCTTCAATAAAGTAAGATCCAATTTTTTGCCGCTATAAATACTATTTGCTATTTTAGCCTGACCAATATCAGTTACTACCGTATAATATTTACTGCCCTTTAATTCAGCCATTAATTATTCCTCCCTTGGATAAATTTCTATTATTTCGCTACTTATACTTCTAGCATTAATTTCAATATCAAACTTTGCATTTATTTCAGTAATATTCCATGGCAAAACCGATATTTCTTCTGATATTAAAGTAGATGCTCCAATATATATGTCCCCTTTACTAGCTATAAATAAATTAATATAATCTATCCATGATCTTTTATTTTTATAAACATCAATTAAGATATCAAGTTTTTTTAGTTCTTCAGGAGATGCCCCAACTTCTGTTATATCAACATCAAGTCCAAAAAAATAAGGCTTCCCACCATATTCAAACCATTCTTTTAGCTTTGTTTTACCAAAGACTGTTGTACATGCCTCTTCTACTGCTTTTGGAGTCCCTTTTATCATGTGTAAATATATCGACTTCTTAACAAGTTCTCTCTTTTGATCTAAAGATAATGTATAGTCATAAAAATCAACATGAAATTGCCAGGCAAGAGAATCAATAGCTTCTTCCTCTAGTTCATCTATTCTCCCATAAATAAATACAAGCCTTGTGCTATCACTTAATTTTTGAAATACTGGATTAAGTGCTTTACACAAAGCTTGTACAAAATTATCTTTTTGCATATATGAA